TAAAACAGGCTTATATGTGGTGCGAATAAATATATTTTATATCTTTGCTGTCAGAACAAAGCTGACAAATAAACTATAAAACATGGAAAAATACGTTGCTATATTTACATCTCTAGGACTACTAGCTACATTAGCTTATATTATTTTAAGAATAATTAATTCAGATTACGATAGCGATAAAGAAATTTAATATGCTCCTTATTATACTATTCTCTGTTATTTCAATTGGCTCTATAATAGCTAACTTTAAAAAAATAAAGTGATAGCTAAGATTCTTATTTACTTTGCATTTTTAATTTGGTATGGTATTGGTTATATCTTTGGGAAGTACCGAAATAAAGATTAAATTGTATTATTAAATAAGAATAAAATGAAAGACAAGTTTTGTCAGTCAAATATTCATGAATGGTCTATAGTTAAAAATATATATGTAAAAGGAGGGGCTTTTGAAGTTGGGTTTTTTAGACTTTGCGTTAGATGTAAGAAACTAGTAGAGATTGATGAAGAGGAATTTGATATTAATTGCGACACAGATGTAGAAGATGAATATTTTTTTTATAACTAATGGCTAATTATGATTTTAAGAAGGATTTGGTAATAGGTAACAAGGGGGAGGATATTGTTCTAAACGACTTAATTTCCCTTGGCGCTAAATTATTGCTTGAACGAAACGAAAATAGCGACTACGACTTTATGATTTCCCAAAATGGGAACAAAATAACTTACGAGTGCAAGACCGACTTCTTCCCATACACAGGAAATTTATTTGTAGAAACAAAATGCAGAGGCAAGGAATCTGGAATAAATGTAACCAAAGCAGATTGGTTCGCAACATATTTTACTCACTCAAAAGAAATATGGTACATTAAAACAAGCGACCTAAAAGACCTAATAGAAAGTGTTCCCCATAAAAAAACTATAAATGCTGGAGATAAAGGAAGCGGAACAGAAGGATATTTAATTAATAAAGCCAAGTTTAAAAATAATTTTATAGTAAGAAAAATAACTAACCCCATTGAGTAGCCATTGCTTTGGCTATACCTGGAAATGTTTTGCTTCTTAATGTGCTTCTTTCTTCTTTTGTTTTTGCATTAATTAATGCGTCATAATACCATTTAGCTTGGCTTTTTTGTTTACCAGTTTTTTTATCTATCCAATAAATCATCTCTCCTTTATCTTTCGTAGAAGTAACATTAGTATCAAATATATTTGGTTCTAAATTATAATATAATGGGTTTAGATTTTTTAACCACAAACAAGTTGTTTTTTGAAACGGGTCTCCAAAATAATATGGTTGTATTATTTGGTCTGGCTTTCTATATATAGTACTCATTATTCCAACAGGGTTTTCTACTGCTATTTTTTCTATTGGAGAATTAATCATTGCCATAAAAAAATCAATACCTTGCTTTTGTCTTCCATCTTTTCTTTTTTGTTCAAAATGTCTTGCTCCGCTTACGGTTAAATGTGTACATGGCGGAAAAGCTATCATCATTTCATACCCCCCCCCGTTAATAACTTCAATTACATCATTTTTTATATGCCATTCTGGATGACCTCCGCTACAATCCAATATATCACAAGAGTATGCTTCGTGACCTAATTTTCTAAATTCTTTACATACGGCTTGACTTTCTTCACAAGCAATTAATATTTTCATTTTTAGTGTAGTTTAGATTCAACTAGTTTAAGTTTTGCTCTATAATCTATAAGAAGTTGTTTTAGTTATTTTTTCTTTTATAATTTCCATTTCTAGTTGGAGTAAAAAATGCTTTCTCGTAATCCCATCCTCTATTAATTCTATGCAATACATTATTATAATAATAATTATCTTTATTATATATTTTTATCATTTTTGTTAATGGAACAAGCTCTCCATTGTGTTTTATTTTTATTGTTACGTCTCTATTTGCCATGTTTTCCTCTTGTGTAACAAATCTGCAATTTTCGGGATAATAGCCCTTGCTGTTATCAATCCTATCTATTTGTAAGCCATCTTTATAATTATTTAGCAAAGCCCATTTTTTAAATTCTGAATACATTTTCCATTTATCACAAACAGAAATGTTTTTTTCGTAGTAATATTTTTTTTGAAAATAATTTTTAGAACATCTGTTTTTCATAGCCCTCCATGTATTATGTAATTTAGAGCCTACATCTCCATGTTTTTCTTTTTTTGTTATACAAATACACTTTATCCTACCTCTTATCCAATGTAATAATAATAATTCCTTTGTTTTTCCACAATCGCATTTAACCAATATTCTTCTTGGAGAGATTCCGCATGGTAATTTCTTTTTTTCTACATCACAAATATAAACAGTAGTTCCTACTCTTTTATTTGTTAATATTAAATTAGGCATAAAAAATAATACCCCAAAATGGAAGGCTTATCATCAATACCAAATAGGGGAGATGCATCCAAATTGGGGAAATAGGTTTTATAAAAATCATGATATTAATAATAAGCAATACAAATATACATAAATTATTTTAATTTAGAGCTAACCATTTTTAACTTTAATCTTAAATCTATTATTAATTCCTTTAATTCTGCTCTATCGTATTTACAAATTTCTTTGCTTTTTTCTTTTAATTGATTAGTAATTCCAGGTTGTTCTTTTTCTAATCTTATCGTATATTCATTAATATTCCCACTTAATATTTCATTACAATTAACGCAAGCTGGTTTAGCGTTTCTTATATCCCATCTTAATCCATAATGACTTCTTTTTATATAATGACTACATTGAAGATATTTCCAATGGTCTTTTTTCCCACAAGTATAACATTCTACAATTCCATTTTCATTAGCTTCTCTTATTCTTATGTAACGGGAAAATGTAAAATCCAAGTCATTCATTAAGGACTGCCTTTCAGCCATTCCATCGTCAGAAATTAATCTTCTTATCTTACTTTTTAAATTCGCCTTCTCTGTGTATTGCTTTGCTTTTTGTTGATTTCTACATGGTATACAATACAAGTTCTTCCCGTTCTTAACAACATTTACATTAACATCTCCACACTCACTACAATCTCCAAATTTAGTTTTAGGTATCATACTCATTTATCAAAAATAAACACAAGAAACGATATTTCCAAAATTATTTTCAATTATTTTTGGAGAATAAAAATATTATGCTTTACTTTGTAAAAAAAGAAAATGAATCACATAGATAGTTTAAAAGAAAGAAAAAAAGAATTAGCAAAACAATTAAGAAAGATAAAGCTTCCAGACTCAAAAGAATCTGTTACTTGTTGGTTGGTTGGTTCTAAGTTAGGTTGTAGTGGTGTTACTGTAAAAAACTATTTGTCAGGAAATGTAGCTGATGGTTATCTAGGGGAAGCTATAGTAAAAGTTTTTGAAGATTTAAAAAATATAATAGATGAATAAATGGAATCCTTCAGATGGAATAGAAGACCCATCCGAAATGGTTGACTGCGATAGCAGTATTACTGAAACACAATTATAAAATATGGATTATGAATTTTATTTAAGGGAAAATGTAATAAACTCTAAGACCAAAGAGCCTTATGCAGTTAAGGGAGATAAAGTAAAATTCATAGCAGACCATGATAATTGTTACGTAGTAGAAACTGAAAAAAATATTCGGTTTGGCGTTGCCATCTCTTCCCTCTCGAAAGAAAAAATAGAAAAAGAAGTAATAAATAAATTACCTAAAACAAATACTAAAAAAAATGGGAAAAAAGGAATTACTTAAAGATAAAATACTTGAATTGCATTATAAAAAAATTTGCAATAAAGATATTTGTAAAAAGTTAAACATAAGCCCATCAACAGTTTCTGTAATAATAACACACTACACAAAAAGAACTAAAACAAAAGAAGGGTACTTTAATATTGATGAATTAGAATGTTGGGTTTTTCCTTCAAGTAAATATTAATTTGGTTAATTAAAAAACTTGTTTATCTTTGTAGTGCTAAATAATTATAACAAGTGATTTTTTCAAAAAACAATTTATTAAAATATTGGGTAGTTCCTGTTGATATTCAAATCTGCTTTTCTATAAGCAAGTTATGATTATTTAGCAACAGCAGGATACTACCCTTAATTTTTTTTATATGGCAAAAAGGTACACAGACACAGAAAAATGGAAAGACGATTGGTTTGTATCATTAAATAATGATTACAGAATCATTTGGCAATGGTTATTGGATAATTGTAACCATGCAGGAATTTGTAAAAGAAGCATAAAACTTTTGAATTTTATGTGCAATACAAAAGCTACCGAAGATGAATTAATTTTAGAAATGGAAGGAAGATTAATAATTAAAGATAATATATGGTTTATTCCTAAATTTTTAAAATTTCAATATTCAACTTTAAAAAGTAATAAGCCTGTAATAGTTTCAATTGTTAAAGAATTGAAAACCAATAACTTATTAAATTTGATACCTGAATCATTTGGTAATGATTACATAATCGTTAATGAATCATTAGATAATGATTCCATAATCATTAAGGATAAAGATAAGGATATGGATATGGTTAAAGATAAAAGTAATTATAAAAATGAAAAAGAAAATAATTTAACAATTGCAGATTCAAATCTTTTTAGAAAACCAAATATTCCAACTTTTGAAAAAGTTAAAGAAAAATTTATAATGTCAGGTGGTACAGAAATAATGGCAAATGGTTTTTTTAATAAATGGGAAAGTGTTGAATGGTTTTGTAATGGTAGCCCAATAAAAAATTGGGAAGTGCTTGCGATTAATTATATTTCTGCTTGGCTTAAAAATGAAGCTAATAAAAATCAAAAATATAATCCACAGCAGCAGCCAATAAAAATAAAACTAAAATCTATAACTTCCCCTAGCCATGATTAAAGACAAATTACCTCCACAATCATCAGAAATTGAAGAATCTATCATCGGAGGTCTTTTAATAAATTCTGATACCTTAAATGTCGCAATGTCAAGATTATTCGAGGATATGTTTTATAAAATCGAATATAAGGCTATTTTTAAGGCAATAGAGACACTTTATGACACCAACCAAGGCATTGACCTTATAACAGTGGTTGAGGAGCTTAAAAGGCAAAATAAATTGGAAGAGGCAGGGGGAACTTACGGGGTAGTAAAAACAACAAATTCTGTAGTTAGTTCTGCGAACATTGAAAATCATATTTTACTTTTGTCCGAAATGTATCTTAAAAGACAAATGATTAACATATGTCATGATGGTTTTTCTAAGTCATTTGAAGATGAAACCGATGTTTTTGATTTGATAAGTAGTACAGACGATAAGATTCAGAAGGCACAAGAAAGGGTTATTTCTGGACTTTCAAAGAACATCGAATACTTTGGGATGAAGGTCTTAGAACAGCACGCTACAGTTAAGCAAACAGGTGTATTAGGTATAAAGACGGGAATTGGAGAATTAGATAAGGCTACCAATGGACTAGTTTCTCCCGACTTGATTATTATTGCTGCAAGACCAGGTGCGGGGAAAACGGCTTTGTCGCTATCAATAACTTATAACACTTCTGTTTTAGGAGATATACCTTGTGCTTGGTTTAGCCTTGAGATGGATGGTGTTCAGTTAGTAAGAAGGTTAGCTTCTATGGATACTGGTATTCCTCATGAAAAAATAAGGAACGGGAAAACCTCGTCTGAAGAAGATAGGATGCTTGGTCAAGCAATTGACAAGATTAGTAACTCAAAAATTTTTATAGAAGATAAGACTAGTATGAATATTAGGGATATAAGGACTAGAGCTTCCCTCTTGAAGAAAAAGCATAAAATAGGATACATCATAGTAGATTATATTCAGTTGATGAGTGGAATTGATGCCAAGGGGAAGAACAGAGAGCAAATAGTTTCCGATATAAGCAGAGGATTAAAATGTATAGCTAAAGAGCTTGAAATTCCAGTAATAGCGTTAAGTCAGTTAAGTAGAGCTGTAGAATCAAGACCCGATAAAATGCCACAGCTAAGCGACTTGAGAGAATCTGGAGCTATTGAGCAAGATGCCGATAGTGTATTGTTTTTAATGAGACCAGAATACTACAATATGACAGACCCAATAGAAATTGGAGATGTAGAATTTCCCGTTCAAAAATTAGCAATATGTTCTGTAGCTAAAAATAGACATGGCTCGACAAGGAATATAGCTATGGAATTTACAGGAAATACAATGCATTTTAAAAACCATCATCTTTTAGAAAATACAATACAATCAAGCTCATTACCAAACGGAAATTGGAAACCATTAAACTCTAGCATATAAATTTAAAACATGGAAAAGAAAAACTTAAAATCAGAAAAATTTACAGACAACACATTCAGTTTAGCAAAAGCATTACATCATGTGTCAATAGCACAACAATATTTTGAAGATGTGAGACTTGGGTCTTCCCTTGATGTAAAAATGATATTTAATCAATACATACAAAAATGTGAGTGGATTATATCTAATCTAAAAGATAGACTTAGTTCTGAAAATAGAGAAATATTAGCAAAAGAATTAGAAGACTCTATATCTATAGATGCAATATCTGATAAAGTTATCTTATTAGACAACAAAAAAAGAGCCTTTATAGAAGACCTACTTGATTCTATGATACGAGGGGAAGATGTTGAAATTATTGATGATAAAAACAGCAAAATATGAAAGCATTAATCACAGGGATAAACGGTCAAGACGGAGCTTATTTATCTGAATTTTTATTAAATAAAGGGTATGAAGTTTATGGCACATTAAAAAGAAATTCTGTTTCTGAAAATCAAACTGCAAGACTTGATAATATTTACGAAAAATTAAGTCTTCATTATGCGGATATGACTGATTTATCTTCCCTTATAAACACAATACAAAAAATACAACCAGACGAAATATACAACTTAGCAGCACAAAGCCATGTAAGGATTTCATTTGACCAACCAATATATACTGCTAATGTAACTGGAATAGGTACGTTAAACTTATTAGAATCAGTAAAAATTGTAAACAAAGGGATTAAAATATACCAAGCATCTTCATCTGAAATGTTTGGCAACTCAATAGATAACGATGGTTATCAAAGGGAAAATACGCCTATGAACCCAGTATCACCATACGGTTGCGCTAAATTATTTTCTTACAACATTTGCAGGAACTATAGGAACTCTTATGATATGTTTATATCAAATGGAATATTGTTTAATCACGAAAGCCCACTAAGAGGAACAAACTTTGTAACAAATAAAGTTTGTAAGGAGGCTGTAAAAATAAAACTTGGTTTTAGTAATGAACTTAAATTAGGAAACTTAAATGCAACAAGAGACTGGGGTCACGCAAAAGATTATGTAGAAGCAATGTGGCTCATTTTGCAACAAGAGCATTCAGATGATTTTGTTTGCTCTACAGGTATTTCCCATTCCGTAAAAGATTTATGTGAATATGTATTTAGTTATTTAGATTTAAAATGGGAAGATTATGTAAAGCAAGATAAAAAATTTTTAAGACCAGAAGAGCTCCATGATTTAAAAGGGGATTCTACAAAATTAAAAAATAAAACAAATTGGATTCCTAAATACACATTTGAAACTATGTTAGATGAAATGATTGAATATTGGAAAAAAAAATTATAATATATGTCACAAGGAATTAAAGAAACAGAAAAAAAACTAATCTACGATATAGACTTTAACTATATCAAACTAATGGCTGAAAGAATGCAGCTAAACAGAGATAAATATCCTGTTGGTAATTGGCAAAAGCCAATCGATGTCGAAAGTTTAAAGCAAGCACTATTCCGACACTGTATTGAAATTATGAATGGCAACTATTCTGATGAACAAGAATTTGGTCATCTTGTTGCTTTAGGATGTAATGCTTTTATGATTATTGAACAACTAAAAAACAAATAAAAAATATGCTAAAAGATTTAAGTCATGAAGAGTATCTAATACAATACAACAAGTTCCCCAAAACAAAATACATTTTATATATAGCAAACGCTTCTCATTATGAATTTGTAACAACATCTAGAAGCGAAGAAGAATGTGTTACTATTTTAAAAAATAAAACAATAGGGCTTACTTACATGAGTAATAGATACTATAAAATATTTTCTGAAAAAAATGGTGAAAAAAAACTTTTAAGTTCGGGAAAAATATAATTATATTTGTAAAAATTCAAATCGATAAAAATGAAATTAAAACCTGTTGGAAGTAAACTATTGGTTCTTCCCCTCGAAACAAAAAACTATGTAACTAACACTAATATTGAGTTAGTAGAAACAGAATTAGCAAGAGCTAAGGTTGTTGAAGTATCAGAAGAGCTTTCTCATATTTACAACATAGGAGACATTGTAATGTTCCCAGATAAAGTAGGTGTTCTACAAATTTATAATGGAGAAAAATGCCTTTGGATAAATGGTACAGGGTTTCCTAATGGAGATATTTGGGCTATAACTGATGAAAACTAATTCATGTCTATAATACTTGTAAAATACGCATCAAGGGGAAGACCTGAAAGGTTTCTTGCGGGTCTTGAAAATATATATGCAACTTGCTCAAGTCCAGAACAAATAAGAGTTCTAGTAACAGCAGATATAGATGATGATACTATGCGTAATGATAAAATGAGAGACAAGATAAGCTCTTATCAAAACTGCAAAGTAATCTATGGCACATCTAAAAATAAAATAGATGCTATAAATAGAGACTTAACCGTTTTGCCAAATGAATTTCAAGATTGGGATATTTTAGTAAACTTTTCAGATGATATGAGATGGATTATGCCATCTTGGGATAAATATATAGTTTCCGATTTTAACATACTTTATCCTGATTATTCTGGGTATATAGCTTACTTAGACCCCGATACGCATGGGGTATTAAGCACTTTGTTTATAGCGGGTAAAAAATGGATTGAAGCATTTGGTTTTATTTATGACCCAAAATTTGTTTCTTTATTTTGCGACAACCTTGTAGAAGATTGCGCTAAAAAACTTAATAAATATAGTTATGTGCCATTGTCTATATATAGACATTTTAATCCAGCATATAACTATCCAGATTTTCAGAGAGATGAAATGTTTAATCAACAACAAACAATAGGATGGGATATTGACCAAAAGATGTATAACGAAATACAATTAGGAGGGCTAGATAAATATTTGCAAGAATTTGATTTAACTAAATTAAACTAATTAATGACTTCCCCACTATTAACAATAATGCTACCAACAACAATAGACAGAAAAGATATATTTTGTCATTTGTTAGAAGAGATAAAAAAACAAATATCTGAAAATAAATACGAGGATATTATTGAGATAGTTATAGATGAAGATAATAAAGAAAAGTCAATAGGTAAAAAAAGACAAGATTTATTAGAAAGAGCAATAGGAAAATATGTTGTAGGTATAGATTCTGATGATTGGATTTCTGAAGATTATTTAAACTGTATCGTAACTTCCCTTAAAGAAAATCCATCAATAGACCATGTAGGGTTTTTAGAAGACTGCGACATAGACGGAGATAAGTCAATATCAATATTTAGTATTAGAAATAAATTTTGGGCTGAAAATCAAGACGGATACGACCACATAAGATGCGCTAATCCAAAGTCTGTAATATTAAGAGAAAAAGCATTGCAGATTGGATATGAAGACAGTAGATACGGGGAAGATAGAGTATTCAGCGAAGCCGTGACTCCCCTCCTGAGTTCAGAAATATTCATAGAAAAATCATTATATCTTTATAGGCATAAATCAACACCACATAACGAAAGATACGGAATAGAATAAACTATGGAAAATATAGGTAAAAAAACAGCAATTATTAGCGCAGGAATAGGAGGATGGTATGCACAAGGAGTTAAAAGGCTTGAGCAATCATTAAATTTTGAAGGCTGGGCTGGCAATGTTCTAACATGGAAAGATGAATACCCTCCTAATAGTCATAAACATGAGGACTTCCCTTATTATATGAAAATGGCAGCATTTGAGGAGGCGTTAAAACAAGGATACACACATATATTGTGGCTAGATGCTTCATTTTGGGCAGTTAAAAATCCAATGAGAATGTTTGACTTAATTAATGACCAGGGATATTATTTTTTCAGTAGTGGATATAATTTAGCGCAATCTGTAAATGACACAGCATTGCAATATGTAAACCTAAGCAGAGATGAGGCTGAAGGTATAAACGAATGGGCATCAGGTTGCGTTGGTATTAATTTTGAAAACGAGGCAGGCAAAGCCTTATACGCAAGATGGAAGGAGTTGATGGATGTTGGATTAAGCAAGGGGAGTAGATTACACGACAATCAAAGCGCAGACAAAAGATTTTTGTTTCACAGACAAGACCAAAGTTGTTTATCTATTGCTTGTTGGGAGCTTGACCTTAAAAATACAAAAGGTCTTGACATGGTTTCCTACAAAGGAACTGGATATAATGAAAATGAATTAATATTTTTTATAGGAGGTATTTAATATGAAAGCAGTATTATCAGCAACAGAACATGATTTTTATGCAATGCCTTTACCATTTGTTGTTTATTCTTGGAATAAAATAGGTATAGATTGTATTGTTTTTATACCAAGTGGCAATAACCCAAAAATAGAATTGGCTAAAAAATATTGTAATTCTACTAAATTTTATGAATTTAATTGTGAAGAAAAAAGAATATCTACATATAGCCAAATGTCTAGACTTTTTGGTTCTTGTGTTGTAGAAGATAAAAATGAAACGATTATAACTGGAGATTCAGATTTAGCTGTTTTTGGAAACACATTTAATAAATTAAATGATGGAAATCTTCATGTATTTATAACAGATTATACAGATTATGTTGGATATCCTATGTGTTATATAGCTATGCCAGCGCACAAGTGGGAAAATGTTATGAATATAAAAAATAATTATCAAGAACACTTATCTGATATAGTAGATAATATAGAGGGGGAAGATATAAGAAATAATTATTGGTTTTTTGACCAATTTTTAATAAAAAAACATATAAATGAAAGCGGAGAAAATATAACATTTCATAATAGATGCAACGGAATAAATCAAAAAGTAGTTAATAGAGCCGATAGGGATGGGTGGGAATTTGACACAGATACAATAATAGACGCACATTTACCAAGACCATTAACAATAGAAGAAAACTTTAATAAGGTTTACGATTTGTTTAAACTAAAATATAATAACGATAACTTGCAGTGGATGGTTGATTATAGAGATGAATATTTAAAATTAAAATAAAATGAAAATAGATAAAATAATTGTAAGCACAACAAATAATGAGCTGTATTATGACTTTTGGAATCCATTATCAAAAACAATTAAAGAAAAATTTAGCATAGACCCTGTTTTAATTTGGGTTGGGGAAGAGGAAGATTTTAATAAAACCTCATTGAATAAAGATTATGGAGAAGTCCATTTTTTGAAAATAAATGAGGATTATCCAATACCCGTACAAGCTACAATAGCATTTCATTATGGAACAAAATTTTATCCAAATGACATTTGTTTTATTCAAGGGATTGATGAAGTGCCGTTAAGTAAAATTTTTATATCTGATTTAGTAAACGAGTTTAGCGATGAAGATTATGTTATGTTGATAGCAAATGCATACTTCCCAAATCATCATTGGACTTTCGAAAATTCAGCAAGTCCATCTAGCCATCATTGTGCAAAAGGGTCTACATTTAATAACATATATGGATTTGAAGAAAATTTTGAAGACGAGGTAAGAAAAGTATTTAATTCTGGAGTTAAACCATTTTGGTTTGAAGATACATTTTGGGGAATGGATGAAAGTTATCTTAGCTTTAAATTAAGGCAATATAATAACCAAGATATAATTAAGTCCTTAAATTATTTTGAGTTAATGTGTCAAAGAAGATTGGATTGCAATAGGCACTATGAATTAGCTTATGACTTAGATAAATTAAAAAACGGTTGGTATAGCCAAGCTCATTTATGTAGACCATTTTCAGCCCATAAAGAATGGTTAACTAAACTATATGATGATATTCCTAAATTTATGTAATAATAATTTTCACTTATTAATATTATAAAAAACAATATGAATATAATTAAATCAAAGATACTTGATAGCGTTATTGTGGGAAATTTTTCAAAAATATCAGAGTGTGTAAAAATTGGAGAAAATACAAAAATTGGACAATGTGTATATATAGCAAAAGAAGTTAAAATAGGCAAAAATTGTATTATAGAAAACGGAGTATCTATTTATTCGGATGTTACGATAGAAAATGATGTGTATATAGGAGCTAATTGTACAATAGGTCTTCCACCAGAATGGAAAGGGAAAGAAAATTTAAAAAACAAAGGGGTTCTAATAAAAAATAATTCTAGAATAAACGGGTTGGTTAGTATAGACTCTGGAGTTAATAGACAAACAATAATTGGAGAAGGTTGTTATTTAATGAAACATAGCTATGTTGCACATGATGTTGTTCTAAATGATTTTGTAGTTTTGTCATCAGGAGCTAAAATAGGAGGACACTCTGAAATAGGAGAGAGGTCTAATCTTGGAATGAATGCAGTAATACATCAAAATTGTTTTGTTCCAAAAGGATGCATGATTGGAGCAAGTGCATTTGTTGGGAAAAAATCAATATTAAGAGAAGGGTATAAGTATGTCGGCGTTCCAATAAGAGAAATTGGATTAAATGTTAAAAAATAAAAAATGAGCGAATTTGAGTTAATAGAATGGCAAATGATGGATAAGGATGGACTAGTTATGCCTTGGTGGACTCATTCATTTTTAGATGTTTTAAAAAGGTGGGATTTAAGTAATAAAAACTGGCTTGAATTTGGTGGAGGGAAAAGTACAACATGGCTTAGGGGTAAAGCAAAATGGGTAGATACTATAGACGCAAATGAAGAGTGGGGTAATCAAATAGAGCTAGTTTGTGAAGCTAATAAGTTATACAATGGAAGGTTGTTTGTAAAAAAATTAGAAGATGGACTTCAAGGAACACAACATTTATTTTTTGATATGATTCCAAATGATAAACAATATGACATTATATCAGTAGATGGAATTTGGAGATGCGAGTGTCTTGAATGGGCTTTGAATCATTTTAAGGGAAGAAGTGGGATAATAATTGCAGATAATTGGCATCAAGATTATGTATGGATTTCCCCTTCATCAGAAAAATTAATGAGTAAATATGAAATAAACGTATTTATTCAACCAGACCATATTAATCATGAAGGAAACCCTTGGAAAACAGTTTATTGGAAAATAGATGAATAAAAACTCAAAAATATACGTATCTGGTCATAATGGGCTAATGGGAAGCGCACTTATTAGACAACTATCCAAAAAAGGGTATGATAATATATTTGTGCAGGAATCTCAAAATTTAGATTTAAGAAATCAAGAATCCGTAAATAAATATATAGAATACATAAGCCCAGACTACGTATTTGTATGTGCAGGAAAAGTTGGTGGAATAGATGCAAACATTAAATATCCTGCTGATTTTATTTATGACAACCTGATGATTCAGAGCAATATTATACATGCATCATATAAAAGTGGTGTTAAAAAGCTATTAGCACTTGGTAGCTCATGTATATATCCAAGATTTTCCCAACAGCCAATAAAAGAAGAATATTTATTGCAAGGGGAATTAGAGCCAACAAATGAATATTATGCAGTAGCTAAAATTGCTGCATTAAAAATGTGCGATGCTTATAGAAAGCAATATGGATGTGATTTTATATCAGCTATGCCTACTAATTTGTATGGAATAAATGATAATTATGATTTAAACAACTCTCATGTCCTCCCTGCGCTATTAAGAAAAGTAATAACAGCTAAAAAAGAAAATGAAGAAATAAAAATATGGGGAACGGGAACAGTTAGAAGAGAATTTTTATATTCTGAAGATTGTGCAGATGCGTGTATATTCCTAATGAATAATTATAGTGACTTTGGTCATGTAAATATCGGAGTGGGCGAAGATATAGAATTAAACACTTTACTTGAAATAATATGCGATATAGTTGGCTATAAATGGAAAATAAAACATGATTTATCTAAAGCTGACGGAATGAAGAGAAAGAAGTTAGATGTTTCTAAAATAAACAACCTAGGATGGAGAGCTACAACTTCCCTTGAAGAAGGAATACGAAAAACAATAGACTCATTAGATATATCAAAATGGATATAATACCACAAATACTTTATGATGATAGAAGGAGTGACAACTTCCCATTGATAGTACAAGAAATGGAAAAACAAGGCATTATTAAATATGATATTATAAGTCCAATTTTAACAAATGACGTTGTAAACTCAATAAATATATCTCAAAAAGAAATAATTAAAAAAGCTAAGGAACGAGGGGAAAAAGAAGTATGTATAATGGAAGATGATATATGGTTTCCAAGTGAAACAGGATGGAGGTATTTTATGCAAAACAAGCCAAGAGATTATGATATATACTTGGGAGGTAGTTATTTAATTGACTACACAGTAGAATACAAAGCACCTATTACGAAAGTTAATTCTTATGTTGGGCATCACTGCATTATAGTTCATGAAAAGTATTATGATAAGTTTTTGGAAACACCAAGCGACAAACATATAGATACAGCACAGCAAGGAAGAGGGGATTTTTATTTATGCTACCCTATGCCTGCTCTTCAAAGACCTGGATTTAGCATGAACAATAAAGCAATGGTAGACTATAATAAAATTTTAGAACAAAGACATATTTATGAATAACCCATATATTTTATATCATGAAGGAGCAGAATATTATATTCTACAGAAGGACTTCCCTCACTTTATAGGTAAAATAACAAATAAAATAGAGAACGATTTAGCACAATATCCTATAGCAGGATATAATTTATACGTTTCTTTTGTTGGGACTTTAAGGGGAAGATATATGCCAGCAGATAAGTTTGTTCTTCAAGAGGTTCAGCATATCTATGCAGACATGGCAACTTATTTATTAGATAAAAAAATAAAAAATAACGAAGATTACGAAAAATATAAAATATGATACAATCACCAGAAAACAATGTAATGGTAAAGGTTAAAACAAAGTATATTGGGAACATCTCAAAAATACTTCAATTATCGTCTATTCAAAACGGAGCTTCCGTTGATAGCGTTGACCTTGTAAATATAATGGGAGAGGTAGTAAGTCTTCCCAAGACAATAAGCAATAAAATAGGATATGAAGGGTTTTCTACAAAAGATATACAAGTCGGAGATACCGCTATATTTAGTTATAGCATAATACATGATTTTGTTATACCTGCCGAAGATGCAGAACCAGTATACAGAAATAAAATGATACATAAGGGGGAAGAATACTTCTTAGCAGACATTACTAAAATATTTGCTGTTATAAGAGATGAAGAAATAATAATGATTAATGGCTATGTAATGGCTTCAACATTTACAGAAAGCACCCTAGTTCTTCCCTCTACATTAAAAAAACTTAAAAAAGCAGCACAAACAGAGGTGATGCATATTGAAAATAGCAAAACAACAGAAACCCCAATTGATGTAGACCAAGGGGATGTTATATACTTCAATTCAATGACTGCACAAAAATATCAAATTAATAATAAGCCTTTTTCCATAATTTCGCAAAATAAAATCTTTGGTAAATTTATTTCAGATTAAAAAAAATATTACTTTTGATTAAAGTATATTAAAATGACCCTACAAGAAGCATTTAATTTTTTAAACTTTTGGATTAACAAGCACACGGGTGCTTGGTATACTATTCCCGAACTAGAACAAATATGCGATAGGGGTCAACTTAGTTTGTATGATGACCTAAGTGCACAATATGCAACATCTCAAAGAATAAAAGATGCATTAGTTCCATTTAGAGCAACATATAATTTTACTCCTGCAAATACTATATCTGGAGTTATTGTTGTTCCGTCTAATTCAGACCTAATAAATTTATTAGATGTTCAAATAAGATATACAGACCCCGTAAGAACACATTACACTTCTGTTAAAATGTATAATGAGGATGAGATTTCTTTTAGGCTCATGTCTCAAATAGACCCAATAGATTCATCATTCCCTATAGGGGAAGTTATTGCTCCAAGGTATTATAGAATATATCCTGCACAAGGATATACTGGCACTGTAACATATTTTAGAAGACCAAAGAAACCAGTTTTTAATTATACAATTATTAGCGGAAGAGTTATAGTTTACAACCCAATAGGCTCTGTTGAGTTAGAGTTCCCAGAAAATTGGCAAAATGCCGTTCTTGTAAAGGCATTGTCAAGCATAGGGATAAATATTGGAGAACAAGACATAATGCAATACGCAGAGCTTAAGAGTCAATCAAATTATACTGGTCAAAACATGGTTTAAAAAATAAAAAATAAAAAATGACAAACATTACAAAGGTTTCAAACATTGTAGCCGTAAAACAAGACACCAACTTGGCTAAATCTTATTTTGGCTCAATTGGTAAATTTAGCTCTTATACAATGGCTATAAATGGCTCGTCTACTAATATGTTTATAATAGAAATAGGTATAGATTATTTTGAGATACCTCTTGGCAGTCTTCAGGTTAATGGGGTTACTATAACCACAATGAGTCAAGGGATATCAATGCTATCTGCTGTTTTTAGTTCATAATTAAAATATAATTAATGGCACAGACCATATATAAACTTGCTGAACAGGCATATTCTCTTATAGAAGGTGGCGACCCTGGTGTTGCTTCGTCTATAAGTATAAATGAATTAAAGATATCTGTAGGGCAGGTTATAAATCAAAAGCTAAAAATTGATTATTTTAATACAGGATTAAAACTAGGGGAAGTCATACCTAATAGTACGGTGATAGCTAAATATGATAATGTACTTGTTACTCAAAATGGAACGGGAAAAAGTAAGGCAACACTTCCCGTAAAACCATTAGGATTACCAAGAAATATGGGAGTGTGGTCTATATATATTCCAGACGAACCAGAAAAGGAATTTATTCCGCTACAAATGGGACAGTCTAATTTATTAAGGTCTCAGTTGATGATAAATGATTTGTTGGGGCAGGTTGGATATGAAACAAGAGGTTTAAATATTTATTTTACAAAGGACTTAACTCAAACAAATCGAGTTATGATTTCTGGAGTTGGATTTTCATATATAAATGTAGAATTGGCTATTTTAGATATTTCTAACTATGGAGATTACGATATACTTCCCGTTCCTCCAGAAATGGAGTGGGAAATAATTCAAGAGGTTTATAGATTATATATTACACAGCCTACGGCAGATAAAGTTGTTTCTGCTACAGCTAAAGAGGACAAAGGTACACCACTTAGACAACAAGGAGAATCATAATGACATACGCAAACCTAGATATGATTGTAAGGAGAAGCCTTTTAGAAAAAGGCTATCCTATTCATTATTATACAGAGTATCTGCTTCATGCATCTTCTTGCATAAGGCAGTTAAGCACAGATACACTTAAAATAATAAATGCGGTAAATCTTCCCATCAATAGTTATTATGCTGTTGATTTACCTCCAGACTTTGTTGATGACATATCAGTAAGCGTATCTACTGGTAATTTTTTAAGACCTGTACCAAAAAACGATAACTTAAACCCATTAAGGACAACAGACTCTTCTGGTAACTTTATTCCATATAAAGACAGAACAAAAAATCAACAAGAAACAGTATACGGAATAAATCCAAGTTGGTTATGGTATTGGAACGTAAATGACTACGGAGAGCCTACTGGAAGGTTTTACGGAGCAAATGGTGGAGAAAGAGCAAACGGGTATAAGGTAGTTAAAGAAAGAAGGCAAATACAGCTAACTGAAACATTTTCAGCAGAAAGTATAGTTTTGTTATACATATCTGACGGGCAAAGCGTTAATAATGCTACGCAAATAGATATGTTATCATTCTCTTGTATTCAATCGTACATAGATTGGAAAACGTCTAGAAATGCAAACATAAAAAGTAGCCCAGAAGCTGCCACATACCTTAGTGAAAAAAGATTATTAAGAGCTAAATTAAATGATATTACTGCCGTAGATATTAAAAATATGGTTCGTAAGAATTATATGGCTTCGATAAAAAATTAATTATGCCTGTATTAAAGGGAAATACTACTGGTTCTATATTCTTGGTGGCATACAATATACCATCAACTATAATGTCTTATATTATATCAAACAAGGCTGCTACATCTGTTTCTGTAACTGTTTATTTAACAGATACACAAGGAGTTAGCGGTACTGCAATATCTGCTGTATCATATCAATTAGCACCTGGGCAAGCCTATATACGAGATATTCCCATCAAAGTAAAACCAAATAATCATATTTACATAGTCGCAAGCGGTTCAGTAGATTATTATTTTTCAATAGATTAATTATGATTTCATCATTAGAATATGGTAATGGAAGATATATAAACGACCAAATGAATTATATGGGGAATAATATTGCTTTTGGAGATTCTGCAAGCGTAGATGCGTTTAGCAGGCTAAGGGTTTCAAATCCTCTTATTCTTCACAACTCTCAATTCACTTACGACCTTGCTCCGATAATATATGAGCAAATAGTAAGTGGGTCTGGAGCTGCTGTATCATACAATACTACTAATAGATGTGCAGCTATGACATTTGAATCCACTCCTACTGGGAGTAAAGCATATATGCAGAGCTACGAGTATCTTCCATATCAACCAGGAAGGTCTCAGCTAATATTTGTTACATTTAATATGCTAAGTGCCGCATCTAATGTATTAAAGTTTGCAGGATATTCCGATGGGGTAAATGGTATAGAATTTCAATTAAATGGTACTACAAAACAATTTGTAGTATATTCTGCCAGTTCAGCAGGAAATGAAACAGTGGCTCAATCCTCTTGGAATGTTGATAAATTAGACGGAACGGGAGCGAGTGGCATAACATTAGATATAGCAAAAACGCAAATACTTGTAATAGACTTACAAGCTCTTTATGTAGGTAGGGTTAGGGTTGGATTTGATGTTGGAGGAACTATAATCTACGCCCATGAATTTAAACACGCTAATATAAATACATACCCTTATATTCAAACAGCAAATTTGCCAGTTAGATGTGGAATGACTTGTTCGGCAACTGCTAGTACATCAATGAATTTTATATGCTCTGCTGTAATATCTGAAGGTGGCACAGAAGATATAAATGTATATGGTTACACATTTTCCCAAGACACGGGAGCATCCCATATAGATGTAGGAACGGGAGGAGCTCATTTAATAAGTATTAGACCAAGAACAACATTTAATAGTATAGCAAATAGAACAAGAGTAGCCTTTATAGATGTAGAGGTATTTAATTCTGGAAACCAAGCAGTTAAATGGGAGTTATGCCTAGGTCAAGCCATATCTGGGACTACTACATATAATAATGTAAATACAAACTATAGTAGTTCAGAATATAACGTAGCTGGAACTCTTAGTGGAAGTCCTACTATTATTATAGATGCAGGGTGGGTACCAGCATCTGGGTCTAACAAAACAGTGGTAAATACAGCTATAATATCAAGGTATCCAATAACATTAAATGCATCTGGGGCTGTTAGAGCAATGGGCACGTTAACATTAAAGGCTACATCATTAAGTGGAACTCAAAATTGTTATGCAGCAATTAAATTTAGAGAAATAAGATAAATATGGCAGCACCATCATTAGTATTAAATAGAGGACAGATTTTATTAATAGAATCATATAGCTTGAATGGTATTGTTTTAACAAATAATGATTATATATTTACAACTGTTGTTGCAGTAAATAGTTTATCTGAATTGTATTCTGTTGGAGATTATCTTACATTTAATCCATTGGGAGCAACATTGCTTTCATACGATTCAGTTACTTATTATTTAACAACAGAAGATAAAGTAATATTTAAAGAAGCATACCTTACTTAAATAATTATAATGCAAAACGAAAAAAAATATTTTCTATCATCTGATAGTATGTTAGATGCTGATTCGGCAGATTTTGTAGTTTCTCAAAATGCATGGGTAAATATGCAAAATGCGAGAACGGGAAGTACTGATAGTGGAGTTATTGGTACAGTGGAAAGTATTGGTAGTACAAAACTTATATCTTCCCCGCAACCATCAGTAGTATTCACTGCAATAGGAACAGCAGACGATGTAGAAAATAAAAGATTCGTAACCTTTTATTATAATAAATATGATTCAACAAATCATAAAATAGAATGTTGTTATACGGATTTTGATACTATTTACACCGTATTGTTATCAAGTCAAGTAACAGGTGGATTAAACTTTACAAGTGAACCAATACATAGTGCTAAAATAACAAACGGAATACTTTCTTGGGTAAATGGGAAAGCCAACGAGCCAAGAAAAATAAATATAGAGTCTGGAATAAAAACAAACAATCCATCGTTCCCAACAACAGCTCAGCCGTATACATTTCCATTAAATTTTTCGGAAATAACAATAATAAAGCCCCCGCCAATATTTTCCCCTAATATATTAAAGGCTTACGACTCTATCTTTTTAAATAATCTTATTCAATATAATTCTTTTGAATTTGCATTTCAATATCAATATTATGATAGCGAAACAACCGTTGTTGGTGCATATAGTCCCGCATCAAAATTAAATTCAGCATCAGAAAATTACAATTATATAAGTGTTACGATGGATGGTACTGAAAGAATACCAAGCACAGTAAAAATATTAAGATTAATATGCAGGATAAGCGATGGAACTAATCAGGGGGGAAGCGATGCTGTAGTAATAAAAACATGGGATAAATCAATACCATCAGAAGCGGCAGAAATATCAGGTCAAAATAGTAATACCCCATTGTTTTATAATTTTTATAACAATAGAACAGGCGAAAACATTGCTCAAGATGATGTATTAAGACCATTTGATAACGTTCCAATATATTCCCAAACACATGAAGTAGCAAAAAATAGATATTTTTTAGGAAATAACACCGAAGGATATACAACACCAGGAATTACATCTTTGACCGCCTCGATGTCTAATGTTCAAACATTAAACCAAGTATCTCAACAATATCAACTTTATGCTTATCAATTTGGAACGGGAAATGATTGGAGAAAATTTGATGTTGCGGAAAGGTGGGGATTTGCTGGATGGTTTGTTATTGCTAATATAAATGGAATAACTGGGTTATATTTATTAGGCTCTTACTATGCAACTACTGGAGATGGAAGCGTTCCATCGATTCCGTCAAGTCCACCATCTTCTTTTGCTGCGTCATCATTAGTTTATATTTGCCCGCAATCTACTATCGCTGTAACAAAATTAAGAGATTTATTTTTTCCTAGTAGCGCTAGAAGTGTACGATATACTGATTTTAATTATTTTACAGCAGGATTCGTAAGTAATAAATTTACTACTATAACAGGGTTATCTAATAATACATTCAAGGTATTCCCACAAAGGTCAACATATAAATTTGGAGTTGTTTTTTATGACTACGCAATGAGAAAATGTGGCGTTGTGCCAAGG